TTGTGTCAAACTCATTATGCAGCCACCTCTTGCCATCCTGGAGGTGTTATAGGCGCTGAACCTGTATTAACTTCGTTCCAGATTAAAGCACTACCAGATCCTTGATTCATAGTCAAGCTTAAACCTGTAAGCTGAATATCTATGTGAATTTTAACAGTAACTCCCGCTAATTGATTGTTTAATGGAAAACCTGTAGGAACAATATTTTGACCAGGAACACCCACAGCTGTTCCTAATCCAGCTGTCATTGCAATTCCTGAAGGGGTTGCACCTGCTCCAGCCTGACCTACAGCTGTTCCTAAATTTGCAGTTATTAAGTTTCCAGTTATAGAAGCATCTGGCGCTGGATCTACAATACCAAGAGTTGCTTGTGCTACGTTTAAAGTATTAAGAGTTAAGTTAGCATTACCAGTCATCGCTAATGTTCCAGCCGCAGCTGT